CTTAACGAATTAGTATCTACTATTAGCGACGATATAGTAAAAATTAAATTGCAAGAGGTAATTAGTAATATTGGACTTTTATCAAATAAAGAAAAAGTAAATGATGATACTTTAGCTCTATTAATGCAATACTATGAACTAATTAAAGAAATTAAACAAGCATGAAAAGAAGCGAGTTGAGATCTTTAGTACGAGAAGTACTTGACGAAATCTCCACTACAGGTACCGGAGCAACATTTACACCTGGTACAGGAGCTCAATACGCTACTCCCTATGCTTTTTCAAAAAATAAAAAAGATAATCGAGCAACAAAATTTTTAAAAAAGATAGGATATAAAAAGGCTGAAAGACCTAAACGTCCGTCACATACTAAATTATTCGACTACTTACAATGAGAACACTTACAGAAAAATACAACGCAGTACTACTAGGTGAGTATAGTAAGAAGCAATTCGTTAGAGATGCCCGCCTTGCTCACCCAAACATTATAACTCAGTATAACGGATATGACGATACCGTAGCCATCCTTAAAAATAAGGGTATGGTATTTGAAGAATTAGAAAAGTACAAAGAGGAAAAGATGCCTGAGTACGATAACGGAGTAGTTCCTGCTGACAAATTTTCTATAGAAGACATTGAAAGAGGAGTTGATTACGAATTAGAAAAGAAGGGCTTTAATACAGTACATAGAGACTTTACTGAGGAAGATTATTTAAAAGCTAAGGACAAAGCTGTAAAGAACCTTGAAAAAAATAGAAAATACTATCTAAGTCTTTTGGCTGGAGAGTCTACAAGAGTTCCTCAAAAAAGAGCAGACGTAATGAAGCCTGCAGAAGGAGATGGAGTAGATAAAGATAACGGAATGAAAAAGGCTCAATTAAAGGAAGCTAAAAGCAAAGGCGGTAAAGTCGTAAAAGAAGACGACTACAGCAATGGTGGATACGTTGAAGTAATGGGTCCTAATTTAGATAAAGGTATTCGCTTAATACAGAAGGCCTGGGATGATTGGAAAGCCGGACCTATGACTGAACCCGGTATGATCGAACATGCTAAAAACGATCTTATAGACTATATATCCAACGAGCTTACTTTCTTCGACGAGCAAGACTCAGTAATGGAGACAGACAACCCAATTGAAGGTATCAGGTTTGAATTAAAAGAGTCTTTTAAAAAGCTTATCGTTAAAGTTTTAACTGAAGACAAAAAAAAAGTTAACGAAAATATAAAAGGCACTGTAGACCTTACTAGCTACGAACCTGAAGTAGCTGACGAAATAAAAAAGGTAGACCCTACCATACAGAAAATAGACGTTGAACTTTCCCACAAAGAGGATGCTGAATTAGCACAAGCCGATATTATGGTAGTTCCTGGAGACATGGATGTTGAAGAATTACGCGACAAAACTATCGGTAACCCAAAAAGATTCTTTACAGACGGGCTAAGAAGATACTTTATTAATACATTAAAGAACGTAAACATAGATATAAGGGACGGTAACCTTTACATTTCATTTGACTTTTATGTAAATCCTTTTGCCGGTAAACAAGGTATGCAGGTAAGTCCCTCCTTTGCTGCGAAAATGAAAAGTGGAGACTACGGCAGATTAGATGAAAAAGACATGGAAAAGAAAGGATTCACTCTAGATGGTAAGGTACTTTAATGTCGAACTTAATTATTGATATAATACCTTTCAAGCCTATCTCCACTCTTACCGAGAGTAAGACTAAACCAGGTATCTTTGAAGTAAAAGGTATTCTACAAAGAGCTGAAGCCGAGAATCAAAATGGTAGAGTATATAAAAGATCTATTTTAGAAAGAGAACTTAAGAAATATGCTCAAAACTTTATCGAAGTAGGTAATGCTTACGGCGAACTAGACCATCCAGACTCTCCTATTGTCTCCTTAAAAAATGCTTCTCATATAGTTAAAGAAGTATGGTGGAAGGGTAACGATGTAATGGGAACCGTTCAACTACTTAATACACCATCAGGTAATATAGTTAAAAATATTATTATGGACGGTCATACCATCGGTATTTCATCCAGAGGTACAGGTTCAGTACAGCAGACTAATGAAGGCCATTTAATGGTTCAAGACGATTTTGAACTTGTATGTTGGGATTTCGTATCGAATCCTTCTACACATGGAGCTTTTATGGCTCCCGGTAGTTTAAATGAAGGAACTACAGCTAAGAAAGATAAGTATGCCAAAGTTCATTCTACCATTAGAGAGATACTATGTGCTACTACCTGTGAATGTAGTATAGATTGATCGTTTTCTTAAAAGGTTATATATTTATATAGGAATATGCCGTCTCCCATACGGCATTAAATTTTTTTAACCTACCTATTACGTTTTTAATAAACGTAGATTATACCCAATAACATTATGGCAAATCAAGACTTACTTAAGCAAGCTATTGCTGAAGCTAAAGCTATTCGTGAAGCTGCTATATCCAACGCTAAAGACGTAATGGAAGAGTCCTTAACTCCCCATCTTAAAGACATGCTTGCAGCTAAGCTACAAGAAATGGAACATGACGAAGAGATGGAAGAAGGATCTTACGACAAAGACGAAATGGATGAAGCTATGCATGACGATGACATGGATGAAGCTAAACATCACGATGATATGGATGAAGCGGAACATGACAAAGACATGGATGAAGCTAAGCATGACGACGATATGGACGAAGCTAAACATGACGATGACATGGATGAAGTAGTAGCTGAAGAAGATGAAGAACCAGCAGAGGATGACGCAGAAGAATCTGAGGACGAAGCTGAGCATGAAGACGTGGACGTTAAGGACATGGAAGTAGACGACCTAAAAGCACTCATAAAAGATATGATAGCGCAGGAACTCGAAGGACATGAAGACGAACTACACGGCGAAGACGAAATGGAAGATGAAGAAGGCGGAATGGAAGACATGGTCGCATCCGACGATGAAGAAATTAGCCTTGAAGAACTTCTTAAAGAACTAGAAACGTTAGGTGAGGAAGAAGTAGCTGAACAAGAAGTTGCTGAAGCCAAGCATGACGACGAAGATCATATGGAAGAAGGTAAGCACGAGGAAGAACATTCAATGGAAGAAGAAGTAAGTGAAGAAGTAGAGGAATCTACTGAATTACAAGAAGCTTTGGATACTGTTGAGACTCTTCGAAAAGAACTTTCAGAAGTAAATCTTCTCAATTCAAAACTACTTTACGTAAACAAAATTTTTAAAGCTAATAGCCTATCTGAATCACAAAAAGTAAACATTATTGCTACTTTTGATAAAGCAGAAACAGTTAAAGAAGTAAAACTTGTATACGAAACAGTAGCAGAGAATATCCCCTCAGTTAAATCTGAAAAAACAAACCTCAAAGAGCATAAATCTTTCGCTTCCAAGGCAACTGGTAACTCTACAAAAGGAGATGTAATCTCTGAAGTAAGTGATCAAGTTCGTAGAATGCAAAGATTAGCTGGAATCATTAAATAATTTTATCCCTTAATACAATGGAATTAAATAACTTATTAGAAGGCTCAAGCAGCAACTTCAAGATGTTACAAGAAGATGCAGCTAAGTTAGCCGACAAATGGACACAATCAGGACTTCTAGAAGGACTAGAAGGATCTGACAAAGGTACGATGGCTACTATCTTGGAAAACCAAGCTAAGCAAATCGTAGCCGAGCAATCAAATACAGGTACAGGTGGATCTTTTTCTGCTGGTGCTGGCGAACAATGGGCAGGCGTTGCTTTACCATTAGTACGTAAAGTATTTGCTCAAATCGCAGCTAAAGACTTCGTCTCTGTACAACCAATGAATCTACCTTCAGGTCTAGTATTTTACTTAGACTTCAAATACGGTTCATCTACAGCAGGATTCTCAAGCGGTGACAACATGTATGGAAACGTTTCTACAGCTAATAGCCAAATGGCTCCTGACGTAGATCCTTCAGGAGGCCTTTACGGTGCCGGACAGTTTGGTTACTCAATCAATTCTGCTTCTACTGCAGAAGCTAACGTAACCTATGGTGCAGCAACTTCTGCATCTATCGCATTCCAAGACGGAACACTTCCATCTAACTTCAAAACAGCTACTGTTAGTTTATCTGGTACTGGATTTGATGCAAAAGGTGTAAGAGCATTTAGATTTTTATCTAGCTCCGTTGACGTAACTTCTAACCCAGAACTAACTACTGTATCAGGTAATAATGTAACTTTTGTACTTGCTACTTCTGGATTCGGTAACGCTACCGACGCTTCCGGATCAGTTGTTTATCACAAACAACCAGGTGACAACAGCCGAGGCGACTTCGAAGATACTGCCGGAACTTTAAAAATTCCTGAAGTAAACGTAGAACTAGCTTCTGAAGCAATTGTTGCTAAGACTAGAAAACTTAAAGCTCAGTGGACTCCAGAATTCGCTCAGGATCTTAACGCTTACCATAGTGTAGATGCTGAAGCTGAACTAACATCTATGCTTTCAGAGTACATCTCAATGGAAATCGATCTAGAAATTCTAGATATGCTTATCCAAGATGCTGCTTCTACTGAAAGATGGTCAGCTGAAAACAATAAGATTTGGGATGGTTCAAAGTGGATCACATCAACTTCTGACTTCTACAATACTCAAGGTCAGTGGTTCCAAACTTTAGGTACTAAAATGCAAAAAGTATCTAACAAAATCCATCAGAAAACTCTACGCGGTGGTGCAAACTTCGCAGTAGTATCTCCAACTGTAGCAACTGTACTTGAGTCTATCCCAGGTTACGCTGCTTCAACTGACGGAGACAGAATGGACTTTGCAATGGGCGTACAGAGAGTAGGTTCTCTAAACAGCCGTTTCCAAGTTTACAAGAATCCTTACATGACTGAAAACGTAATGTTACTAGGTTACAGAGGTTCTCAATTCCTAGAAACAGGTGCTGTATATGCTCCTTATGTACCTCTGATGATGACTCCATTAGTGTACGATCCAGATACCTTTACACCACGTAAAGGTCTAATGACTCGTTACGCTAAGAAAATGATTCGTCCAGAATTCTACGGTAAGATCTTCGTATCTGATATGACTACTGTATAAGCTTAATTTAGCTTAATTTTTAAAGAGGCCTGCCATTCGGTGGGCCTTTTTTTTTGTATCAAAATTTACTATTAGATTTAGTATATATCATATTTATATATAACTAAAACTTTAACCTCTAGCCCCCATTGTATGAGTTCTCTTCCGCACACAGCTGATGTGTATCAAATGAAAAGAAAACCAAAAAATCCAATAAAATTCAACATACAACTTAACGAGGAACAAAAAAAAGCAAAAGCAGTTTTATTACAAAGCCCAATAACGGTTTTAAAAGGTGGAGCAGGATCCGGAAAAACATTATTAGCTGCACAAACCGGTCTCGACCTTCTATTTTCCAGAGTAGTAAACAAAATAATTATTACCCGCCCTACTGTTTCTAAAGAAGATATTGGGTTCCTACCAGGAGATATTAGAGAGAAGATGGACCCTTGGTTAGCCCCTATATATCACAATCTATACATGTTGTATAATAAGGACAAGGTAGATAAAGAAGTAGAAAAAGGTACTATAGAAATAGTTCCATTCGCTTTTATTAGAGGACGTACCTTCGTTGACTCATTTGTTATAGTAGATGAAGCACAAAACGTTACTCATACTCAAATGCAGGCAGTGATAGGACGACTTGGAAAAAATAGTCAAATGGTAATATGCGGCGATACCGCCCAGATTGATTTGAGGGATAAAAGAACCTCTGGATTTTCGTTTTTAAATAGACTTGAGGAAAACGTAGAAGGCTTTAGAACGTTTACTCTTATCGAAAATCATAGACATGAAATCGTTTCTCCTATCCTAAGTGTATATGACCTCTACAGGGAGTAGGATTTACTGCTATTTATATATAAAATTATAGTAAGATGGCCAATATTTCCATTTGGGGCGGTAGTTCTACTTTTGCAACCGGTTCAACTCCTTTCGGATTTTATGATACAGACACCGCTTTTCAGGCAGATGCAGACAAAGTAGCAAGTTTTTGCGGTACTCGTTTAGGTTTTCCGTTAATGGATGTAGAACTAAACTCAGGGTCTTTCTATGCCTGCTTCGAGGAAGCTGTGACAACGTACGGTAACGAAATTTTTCAATATAAAATTAGAGAAAACTACCTCTCATTAGAGGGAGGGCTAACTGGAAGTAATCTTAATAATAAGCTTATTGATCCGACTCTTAATAGAGTAGTACAGATTTCAAGTAATTATGGTACTGAAGCTGGAGTAGGGGGTAATTTAACTCAATACACCGGATCTCTTCCTTTAACAGCATCGGTTCAAAATTACGACTTAGATGCTTGGGCTACTACTGAAGGTATAACAGGCGGAATAGAAATAAGAAGAGTCTTTTTCGAAGCACCTCCAGCCATTTTAAGGTACTTTGATCCTTATGCAGGGACAGGTACAGGAATACAATCTTTAATGGATGCTTTCGATTTTGGATCCTTTAGTCCTGGAGTAAACTTTTTACTAATGCCAGCTTCTTATGACGCATTAAAAGTACAGGCAATAGAATTTAACGATCAAATTAGAAGATCCGGCTATAGCTTCGAAGTTATTAATAATCAACTTAAATTATTTCCGGTTCCTAGAGAGGCTCAAAATCTATACTTTGAATACTATAAGTTAGAAGATAAACAAGGTGCAGTTAATTCCACCGATACAGGTTTAGTGACAAACGTAGGGGAAGTACCTTATGATAATCCCACTTATTCTGAACTTAACTCAGTTGCTAGGCAGTGGATTTACAGATATACGCTTGCTTTAACTAGAGAACTCTTAGCTTACGTAAGGGGGAAGTACCAAACGGTACCTGTACCTGGAGCAGAAGCTACTTTGAATCAAGCTGACTTGTTAGCAGATGCAAGGTCGGAAAAAGAGGCTTTACTCACTAACCTTAGAGAAATGTTAGATCAAACCTCAAGAGAAGCTCAACTAGAAAGAAAAAGTAATGAAAGTAAATTCTTAAAAGACACTCTTTCAGATGTACCCATGACAATATACGTTGGATAATGATTAGTTTATTAGATTTATTATTAGAGGATGACAATAAAATCTTCAAAGGCCTTGTAAGAGTTACTTACAGTGACGAAGGTTCAGTAATGGATGTTGCTGACGTCATTAGAGCAGTTAAAGGAGTTACCATTGTTAATACTGCCGGTAACGAAGAAGGACGTAATGTCTCTATGTACGATGTAAAAGTACGTACTAAATCAGATCCTCAATCAGCCTTTAAATTCGTACGCCAGGAAGCAATAAAATCTCCTATTATAAAACGATTCGAAATAGCTACTAAGACAATAGAGAGGTCTTAATGATATTCGGGAGTACCAGAGATTTTGACCTACTTACTAAAATAAACAGGGAATTACTTAAAGATATAGTTGAGCAGGAAATACTCTACTATAAGCTATCTCTTGAAGATACCGAAATAAATATTTATGGAGAGTCTCTGAGTAAAATTTTCTATACTCCTACTAAAGTTAATTGTTTAATTACTAGAGGAGACCAAGTAGTAAGTATAGATGATTTTGGTCCTGATTTAGGAAGAGAAGCATCGTTTGCATTTTTAAGAGAAGACCTATCCGATATCCAAGTAGTCCCAGAAGTCGGAGATATTGTACTTTGGCATGAAGATTATTATGAAGTAGATACAGTAAGAGAGAATCAACTATTCTTAGGTAGAGATGATAGCTATAACTTTACTGAATACGGCTCACAATTTGGTAAGAGCATATCTATTATAGTAGACTGTCACCTAACAAGAGGAGATAAAGTAGGAATAGCGGAGGTAGTATGAGTAAAATAGATAAATTATATACTGAAGTAGATAGAAGAAACAGAGGAAAAATAGTTCCTACTGGATATGATCCTGAAACTCGTACTTTCTTTTCTAAAGTAGAATATACTCCTTTGAAGGATCTTCGTACTAATATGGGCGAATTTGAAAAAGATTTTGAAAAAGCTATTAAACAGTATCCTGATGACTCTAAATTATTTGACTACCTACAGGCATTGAGAAAATTTAATAAAGGTTTACGTTCTCATATTACCCGGAACTATAAAGGGAGAGAATAATGGCTGTAGAAAAACCAACCCCAAAAAGTCAAAGAGAGCTCTCGGATAACTTGAGGGAATCCTACACTACAGACGGTATATCAACTTTTGATGGAACTGAAAATCGAGCAGAAAGACGTTCTGTTAAAAACGATAACGTAAAAAAGTTTAGCGTTGGACTTAGAGATATAGACGAAACGATTGTCTACTACTTCAACAACGTAATAAGACCTTCAGTCCTACAAAATAGCAGCAAAAAGAATGTTCCTATTATATACGGATCTCCGGAAAGATGGGCGGCAGTACAAAAAGATGGATTTTATCGTGACAAAAATGGGAAGATTCAGGCACCGCTGATTATGTATAAGAGAGATAGTATTGAGAAAAATCGTAATCTTGGAAACAAAATGGATGCAAATAATCCAACTAATTTTGGAGTTTTTAAGAAAAATTTCTCTAATAAGAACGTTTACGACAGATTTTCAATACTTAATAATAGAAACGAAATTGACGAATACTACGGAGTAATAGTACCTGATTACGTAAATCTGGTTTATTCTTGTATAGTATTTACCGATTATATTGAGCAAATGAATAAAATAGTTGAATCTATAAACTTTGCATCTGATGCATACTGGGGTGATCCTGAAAAATTTAGTTTTCGTGCTATGATAGATAATTATACTACAGTTACTGAATTAAATCAAGGTGAAGACAGAAAAGTAAAAACTGAATTTAGTATTAATATGCTTGGACATATAATATCGGATTCTATAAATGCTCAATTAAACGGAATGAATAAATTTTACTCAAAATCAGCTTTAATTTTTGGAACGGAGGTAGTAACAGATGGCAATTCTTAATAGAAGAGCAAGTACACAAGTTAGACAGGGTAGTACTCGATTTTTTGATAACAGCCTAACAGGAGCTTCACGAGCCAGCACCAGCACGGGAGTATTTAGTAATGAAGCAACTTTTATTAACTTAAATGCTACCGTATCCAATAACTCGGTCACAAATACTACTGCTACATTTTTTAGCTCTTCGTTAGCTGTTCCACCAACAGGATTTACTGTAGGACAAAGTAGCTTTGAAGTTTTTGTTAACGGTCTTATAGTACCTGAAAATGAAAGAACTGTTGCTGAGTCTGGTATAAATGTAGTAGTAACGTTCTCAAATTTAGGTTACAATTTAGATAGTGATGATAAAGTAATTTTAAAAGGGAAACTAGCTTAAAATGGGTAGGTTAGACTGGAAGCAACTTAATAGGCATATTAGCGGTGGGGGCTCTTTTACCGGTTCGTTTAATATCTCCGGCTCTAGTACTTTTAGAGGAACACAATTTTTTACCGGTTCTTTAATCCCGGAGGTTACAGCTGAAAATGCTGGAATATATGATTTAGGTTCCCTTGCTACACCATGGAGAGATTTATACCTTAGTACTTCTTCCTTAAAGTTTATTAACGGAGGTACTGTACTATCTGAACTTGGTGGTGAAAAAGATGGAGTACGGATAGGTAATATACTAATTACTACTTCATCTATATCTGTTGTAAAAGTAAACGGTAATGGTACTCCTGAGGTAGTAAAAGAGGTTATAAAAGCTACAGTATCAGCATCTGGTGACGTAATAGCTACTGAAGCTATTTTAGCACCACCCGGTACTGTATCCGGCTCAACCCAAATAACCGCTTTAGGATTTATTTCTGAATCAACTGATAATCAAACTCTATCGTTTAATAATGCAAGTAAAGTACTAACTATATCTGAAGGAAATAATGTAGATCTTAGTACTCTAGGAGGCGGCGGTGGTGGCGGATCTTCTATTTGGTCAACTGGTTCTGACTTTTACAGAGTTTCATCAAACTTAAAAGTTACTGGTTCAGTAGACGCTACTTCAATAACCGGAGCTTTAGATTACTCTAATTTAGTAGGAATACCGACGTTAGTAAGCAGTTCAGCTCAAATTAGTTCTTTAGGATTCGTCACTTCCTCTTCATCAGATTCAAGTAGTTTATTTGTTACTGCTTCGGCTAGTAATAACCGTATAACTTTTACAAAAGGAGATTCCTCTACTTTCACCGTTACAGTAAATACAGGCTCATTTACTTTACCAGCTAATACAGTATCTTCTTCTGCTCAGATAACAGAACTTACTTCTCTACAAGCTAGTATAGATAGCTTGACTACATCTACTAGTTCCTTTATTTCGACTGGATCTAATAACTTTATTGGTAACCAATCTATAGACGGTATTTTAGAAGTAACTGGTCAAGAAAATAAGATTCGTTTCCACTACAACGCTTTAGTAGACCTACCTAGTGCTAATACCTATCATGGTATGTTTGCTCATGTACATGCAACCGGAAAAGCTTATTATGCTCATGGTGGAGAATGGATTGAGCTTGCCAAAGCTAGTTCTTATGTATCCAATTCTATTACTGGATCATTTATTACTGCAGACCAAACTGGTTCATTTGTTATACCTGACGGTACTATTTCTTCATCTGCTCAAATATCAGCTTCAGCAGCAGCAAGTGGATTCGGAGCTGGGAGTACTGTAGCAGGTACTGTATCCTCCTCCGCTCAAGTAATTTCTAGTTTAGCAGGTTCAGGTATAATATCTGGTTCTGGTCAAATAGGCTTTAATACTGCAACGGTTGCTACAGCTTCACATGCCTTATTTGCTATTTCAGCATCCCATGAGATAGTTACTGAAGTTTCATCATCTCATGCTGTTTCGGCTGATACTGCATCTTTTATATCCTCTGCATTTTTGTCCTCTTCAATAGCTGAAAGTGGATTTAGCTTTGACAGTTCTCAACTACCTTCAGGAGTTATTTCTTCTTCAGTACAGCTACCTACCGGAGTAGTATCTTCATCAGCTCAATTACCTTCAGGACTTATATCTTCTTCAGCTCAAATCTCAGCTTCAGCAGCAGCCAGTGGATTTAGTAGTGCCGAATTACCAGCCGGAGTTATATCCTCTTCAGCTCAAGTTTCAGCATCTGCTGCAGCTAGTGGTTTCGGAGCAGGTGGTGGAGGTTCGGTAGCATTTGACGGAGATAAAATAGTTTCTAATACTCTTTTAGGAGATCTATATAGTAACAACTTTAATCCTGGTACAGACGGAACGATACAAGATTTTTTAAATGCTGTCTTTTTTCCTAATACTTCCCCAACTATATCTACAGGTAATCAAGAAATAGTTGAGTTTTCTACCTCCGGTAGCTTAGTAGCAATACTAACTGGGTCAGATGCTGAGGGACAGGACTTTACTTTCGGTACTTCAAGTCTCTATACAGCAGATTTCTTTAGAGTAGATACTGCCGGTTCGATGTCGCTAAATACTTTAGCTACCGCTTCTATGAATACTGTTAATAGAGGAGACGGAGAATTAGCACATCCCGTTATAGTTACGGCCACAGATACATTTAATGGAACGACTAGTAAAACTATTTACGTTAGAATAGATCCCAATACCGCTCCAGTATTTAGAGAAAGCTCTGTTGGCGGCTCTATAATTACCTCTTTTACTACTGCAAGAAATGAAAACGCTACCCCAGGAGAAGTAACTAAAATATACTTTACAGATGTTGACTCTGATGCAATAACTATTACTTCTAGTTCAATTGCCGGAGATGACTTTAGTATTACTAAGTATTCTACTTACGTTTCTATTGCTCAAGTTACTGCCTCTCTCGATTTCGAGACTACAAGTTCTTATAGCTTTAGTATTACAGCTTCTGATGAGCATAATGTAGCAGGAGTTGACGGTGATTCTTTTGCTACATTACCTATAACTATTAACGTAACCGATAACGTCATACCTACTATTAATAACCAGACTTTTACTGGATTTAGTGAAGATGAAAATGACGGAGATAGTAATAAAGATATTGCAGCTTCAGATCCAGAAGGAGATACTATAGTTTATACTAACTTTACGCTAGCTGGTTTAGCGTTAGATGGAACTCCTATTTCGATAGGAACTTACTCAGGGACAAGTCAAAGTGATCCTGATGAAGATCCTTTTCAAATGAATAGTGCTGGTAGAATAACCAGAAAAGGTTCTCAATATATTAATTCAGACTTAATTAATAGATACATCTACAGTGCTTCGGTATCTGATGTATTTAATTCAACTACTAATGCAGCAGCTATTACTCTAGATATAAGTGATGACGTAGCACCTTCTATATCAGCTAACGGTTCATTTTATATCATAGAATCAGCTCTTTCTAGTAATTTCTTAACTACTGCAACTTCAGGTATTGCAGGAACTAGAGCTGCCTTTACTGTAACTAATGGACAGTCGGTAACGTTTAGCGTTGCTCCAGCATTATTTAATATCAACAGTAGCGGTCAGATATCCCTAGCTAGTAACGTTTCTGCTTCTTTCTTCGGAGGAGCTACCTTAACCGGTTCCGTTACTGCTTCTAATAGTTTTGGAACTACTGCTCAAACAACTTTTAACGTAAGTGTAACTGATAATCAAGCTCCTAGTATAACTGCAACCCCTACTGCTGCTAATTTAAATACTAACAGTGCTAGACCTTCTACAGGAAATAACTTATATACTCTTTCTTTTAGCGATCCTGAAGGCGATGCAATAGTATTAGACAGCTTTACTTTCTCAGGAACTGCAGGACTAGGGCATTACATTAACGGGTCGAACGTATTCGTAAGTGCTAGTAGTAACTTAGCAGCAGGTAATTACGCATTCACAGCATCAATTTCAGATTCTGGTTCATTTGCTACTAATACCAATAAGACTGATTTTACTATAGCTCAAGCAGGTATTGGTACTTTAGGAGGCGATACTACATCTCATATAATAGAATCTGCCGTTTCAGGAGCAGTATTGAGAGATGCATCTGGTTTTGGAGCAGGTAATACTTCCCAACTAACAGTATCTTATTCCCCACAATACGAATCAGCCGCTGTAGCTTCTTTTACTTCTTCAAATGCATCCATTGTAGTTGATAATAGCGGTAATTTAACTTTAGCAGTTAATTTAAGCGGATCAGCAACAAGTTCTGGAGCAACTATTGGTACCGATATAACCTACAGAGATCAATTCGATAATATAGGTAGTGGTTCGGTAACTGTTAACGTATTTGCTAACCAAGCACCTTCCGTAAGTGCTACAGATAATTCAGGAGTTCATAATACTAATCAGGCTGTAACTGGAGCAACTATTCAAAGTGTAACTATAAGTGATACTGAAAGTGACGTACCATTTGCAGTTAGTTTAACAGGAACAGATGCCTCTAAGTTTAATATAGTACCTCAAAATGCAAATACTTCTTCACTACTAATTACTGCAGCAGAAGATTTAGCTGGAGGAAGCTATAATTTTAATATAGTAGCAGTAGATAATTTTGATGAATCTACTACTCAAGCAGAATCAGTGACGATTGTTTTTGCAGATATTGGAACCTTAACTGGAAATACTACTTCTCATATAATTGAATCAGCTATATCAGGTGCAGTACTTAGAAGCGCTACTGGGTTTAATAACGGGAGTGCGTCAGACCTTAATGTATCCTATTCTCCAAACTATGGTTCACAAGCTGTAGCAGCATTTACCTCTTCTAATTCAGCAATAGCTGTTACTAATGCCGGAGCTTTGACTTTAGCAGTTAATTTAAGTGGTTCCGCTACCGGTTCTGGAGATAGTATAACAAGTACTATTACTTATCGAGATCAATATGATAATATAGGAAGTGGATCTTTAACTGTTAACGTGTTTGCAAACCAATCTCCTTCCGCAACCTTTACAAATCAGGTAGCTAATTTAACCGCATCTATTTCTGCTAATACAAATTTAGTATCAGTTACTATTGCAGATACAGAAACAGATACACCATTTTCAATGTCTCTAGCCGGACAGCATGCATCTTACTTAAAAGCAGTTCCTCAAAATTCAGTATCTTCATCTTACCAGATTCAAGCTGCTTCATCAATTACCTCTTCACTTAATTACAGTGCTTCAATATTTGATAATTTTGATGAAACCAGAAACTATAATAGATCATTAGAAGTATTTGTACCGGTATTTTGGTATGCATTCTTAGATGAATCTGGAGCTTTTGCCGGAAATGAAACACAGGCTTTAAGTAGCTTTGGAGACGCAAACGATGACGGTACCACAGATAGTGGCACATTATTTGGACAAATTGCTGCCGGACAATTAGGTACAGGAACTATTACAACTAGTGCGTTTGCCGGACTAGGAGCTACAAAAGCTTACTTAATTGCAAGCGGAAGCAGTTTAGTCGGAGATAGAACATCTACATTTATCGAAGCAGTCAACCATACTACCGGTTCTCAATCGGCAACTGGTATAGTAATAGTATTTCCTTCAGCATCTCAAGCCGGTAACGGAACTTTCACCCTACCTACAGCTATGGCTACATCAGTAGGGGGTAGTGCAACCGGAGAATATGTATTATTCGCCGATAGGGTTGGTACTGGGGTATCGGATTCACCTCAATCGGCTTTTGTAAGGTACTTAGATTTTTCATCAGGAGTAACTTACCCAAATACAAGTATAGACAAATTTGGAGCTATTTTCTCCCAAGTAGATACAACAGCAGATATTAATTATTTCTTTATGGCGTCAAGTGGATCGGCTCCGTCATCAACACAGTAGGATAAAAAATGGCAATTAACATATCTACAGATATCGCAATCACCTCAGGAGGTAAGCTTTCTGACATTACTTCTATACAAGGAGGTTGGCAGACAGTACAGGCAAAAAGCGACATGTTTGCATTAACTGGAAGTGCGATACTTAAAGGTAAGTTGAATGATGGTCAAATTTTTTATATCGAAACTACTAATGAGTTATATAAACTAGATATTACAGGTTCATTTCCTTTAGTAAATTATAATTTTGAAGAATTTTCATGGCCAGGAAGTGGTGGAGGAGCTGGGACAGGAAGTACTGATGCATTAAATACTTTTTCTGGTTCTATACAGGCTGAAGTTAACAGTTTAACTTCTTTTACAGGGTCAATACAAGGTAACGTAAATAGTCTAGCTAACTTTACCGGCTCTATACAAACTCAGGTCGATAGTATAAAGCAGGTTACAAGTTCATTTGCAGGTACTTCAGCAGAAAATACTTTTACAGGTAATCAAAATATTGATGGTGACCTTGTAGTTACCGGTGATATAACCGCAGAAAGGTATGTAGTATCCTCCTCAGTTACTTTTATTACTCAATCCTTCTCTTCAGGTTCTACTATATTTGGAGATACTTTAGACGATACACACCTGGTTACTGGTTCTTTAAAAATTACTGGTTCCTTCTTTTTAAATGATAAAAGTATAGTAGAGCAAGTAGGAGTAGTATTTAAACAAACCGGTTCCTTTTTTAGTGCTACCGCTCCTATAAAGATTACAGGCTCGTTAAATGTGGAACTTGACGGCTCCTCTGAAACTTTTGACGTAAGCGTATCCGGAGAAAAGAAATTTGAGATAAATGATGAGGGAGTAGTAGTATTAGCGAAGTTCGCTACAGCACCTACAGCTGTATCTGGAGGATTCTTTTACTCTTCATCTAATGACTTTTTCTTGGGAATGTAGCTAACTATCTATTTATAAAAGTTGATAGTTTATAACTGCTTTTAACTAACTCATAAGTAGTTTGTAACTCCCTTTAACTATCTCATAACTATTTCTTAACAACACAACTTACTAACTTATTATTTAGGAAAATAACATGGCAGAATGGAAAAAAGTCGTAGTTTCGGGATCGTCCGCGGAACTATCAAACTTAAATGTAGATAGTGCAGTTACTGCGTCCGCCTTTATAGGTGACGGGTCAGCACTTACAAATATATCTATTGGAGCATTAGACGGCAACGTATCAGCTTCTTCTCAGGTATTTCAAGACGTATCCGGAGACGTAACTATTGCGTCAAACGGAGCAGCAGCAATTAGCTCTGGTGTAATCGTAAATGATGACATTAACGGTTCAGCAGCTATAGCACACGGTAAATTAGACCTGGAAGGCTCTACTATAATATCTGGTTCTGCATCTGATGTTAGAACATTTTTAAGCGTAGAATCCGGAGCTGATGTAACCGATACAGCTAATGTAACCGCAGCTGGAGCCTTAATGGATTCAGAATTAACTGATTTAGCTGGGGTTAAAGGTGTAACAATTTCAACATTACAACCTAAACCATCCGAAGGAGCTTTTGCAGATGGTGATAAAACTAAATTAGACGCAATTGAAGCATCTGCTGATGTAACTGATTCTACTAATGTTCTTGCAGCTCTAAGTAATCAAGATGTAGCTTTAGGTACAGGAGATATTTCAGCAACTTCAGCTTCTTTCTCTCATATAAGAGCTGCTGAGTTTATTGAGCATTTAGGTGACCCAGACACAAGAGTAAGATTCCAGGCTGACGACGTAAGTGTACAAGCCGGCGGTATAAATTTATTTAGAGCTACTACTTCTGAAGTAGTTGTTAACGAACCCGGTCAAGATATTGACTTCAGAGTAGAATCTAATAACAACGCCAACTTACTTTATGCAAATGCTGGTAATAATAGAATAGGTATTTTAAATGCCACTCCTTCTACAGCCCTTGACGTAACAGGTACAGTTACTGCTACCGCATTTGCCGGTGACGGTTCTGCCTTGACTGGTATTGTAGCTGCAGGATCTGTTTCTGGTTCTAGCCAGGTAGTACTTCAAGATGCTGACAAGACCGGATTTACTGGTGCTTCAAGCATTACTACTTTAGGTACAGTAACATCAGGTAACGTAAAAGCGATATTACCTGCCGGTACTATTTCTGCTTCTGCCCAGCTTGCTAGTGACTTTCTAGATACCTTAGGTGAAGGTGTTCTCTCCGGATCTGCTCAAGTTGTTTCATCTTTAAGCGGTCAAGACGTAGTTTTAGGTGCAGGAGATATTTCTGCTACTATTATTTCAGGTTCATCTATAAAAGGTAATGGTGCAGACTTAACCAGTATTCCTAACTCAGCTCTTGATAATTCAAGTGTAAGCTTAGGTGGTGTAACTGTAGCCCTTGGTGCCACAGACGCTACTCCAGCATTTGACTTAGCAGATGCAACCGGTTACCTAACTTCTAACTTAAGCGGTACTATTACAAATGCTCAGTTAGGTGGTTCAATTTCAAATGATAAACTTGCAGGATCTATTGCTAACGGTAAATTAGCAAATAGTTCTATAACTATTGCTGGTGCAGCTACTTCCTTAGGTGGTTCTATAACTCAAGCTGCTATTTTAGCCGGTTCAGGTGTAATTTCTGGATCTGGAGGAACAGCCGCCAGTGCAACTTCTGCCTCATTTGCCTCAACAGCAGCCGAAGCCCAATCAGTAGCAGCTAATTCAGTTGCTTTAGGTACAGATACAACAGGTGCTTTCGTATCCGCTCTTGGATCAGGAACTGGTGTAACTATCGGTTCTAACTCAGGAGAAGCAAGTAGTCCTACTATCGCAGTTAATTACGGTTCTACTGCTAATACTGCCGTACAAGGTAACGCAACTGCTACCTTTACCGGTACTGCTAACGAGATTACAGTATCTAATAGTGGTGCTCAAGCCATAGGTGGTAATATAGCAGTCACAATCGGTTTACCAGATGATGTAACTATCGCAGGTACAGGATCTGTAAACGGTGACCTTTCCGTAGCTGGTAACCTAGCCGTAGGTGGGGACTTAACTTACATTAACTCAACTGATTTAGTAGTTGAAGACCCATTTATCCTTCTTAACTCAGGATCAAATGGATCAACTCAAGGCGATTCCGGTATAATCTTCGGTGGAGCTGATGGTACTATTAACTCAGGTAACTTGTTATTCTGGGATAAGTCATACAATGGTAATGATGGACGTTTAGCTATAAAAAGTGAATTCGCTCATACAACCACTGGAAACCCAACTCCGGACTATACTATAGCAGGTGTATTCGAAGGCACTGCAGCTAATGCAGCAACCGCTCAAGCCGATCACGTAGGGAACATTAGAGTAGAGAGTGAAGAAATTTACATCTACGTATAATAATCCTTGAGGTGTTAAAGTTTGTTATGGCTATCATAAATAAAGGAAAAGAGTTCAAAGGAATGGGGCCGGTTAATCCGGACCCCAAACCTTCTGGACCATTAACGAAAGATGAAATAGGCTTTATATTAGAAAAATTAAAAACGTCTGACTTTAAAGGAGCAGAATTTGAAAGTTTTTATTTTCTATGGGTCAAGCTTAGTAAAATGCTTGAAGAAAAATAAGTTGATATAAAAATATATTTTTTCTATATTTAATAGGAAGTAGTTTATAGACTGCTTCCTTTTTTTTTAAGGCCAATATTAAGTTTTATCTAGACTTCTATATTTATATTATATATTATTGGCCTTTAACAGGAAGTGGGCAGTAAAGCTGTTACCAACCGTAATTAAAACATATTATGCCGAATTGGAAAAAACTCGTTACTAGTGGGTCAGACGCTAGTTTAAATTCTTTAAATGCTGCACAACTAACTGCCTCCGGGCTTAACTATCCTAGCTCTGATGGTTCAGCAAACCATGTCTTACAAACTGACGGAGCCGGTAATCTTTCTTTTACTTCCGTAGGAGCGGCCAACCTTCCTGCCGGAGTAGTTTCAAGTTCTGCTCAAACTATATCAAATATTTTAAATAAAGATATAGTTACTAATAGTTCTAGAGTAAACTCACATTTTCAACTAACAGATACCGGTTCAGGACATACTTATGCTATAGCGCTTGAAGGAAGTTCATTAAATTTCCATAGGAATATATCTCAAATAGATAGCCCTCTGGTATCATTCGGTCAAAACGGTAGTATTACAGGTTCAGATTCACTTCTTATCTCGGGTTCTACATCTTCATCATTAGTTTTAAGATCTCAAACTGCAAATAATGAAATTCTTTTTTACAATGTAGCCTCTGATATCGGCGGTACGTTTAAATATGACGGCTCAGATTTTATTTTAAAACCTAATCCTGAAAGAAATTACGTTTTTAGTACAAATGGGTTTAGTATAGGTCATGAGGGTCCTGTACAGACAGATCTCTATATAAATACACATCACGGTGTCAGTCACGCTAACGGTAGACGACAAGCTTTTCTGATAGAATCAGGCAGTCATTCAGGCTCTGCAGGATCAGGAGAAACATTATTCCTTATTAACAGTGACGGTACAGTAGGTATCGGTACAAGAGTTTCAAGTTCAGCTAAATTAGAAGTAGCCGGTACAGTATCAGCGTCTGCTTATATTGGAGACGGTTCTGGGTTGACAGGCGTAACTCTGTCTTCAGCTACCTCAGCTTCTTTTGCAACTAATGCTAATACAGCTACTTCTGCATCATCAGTTCCTCCTAGTAGCATAGACCACGATGCTTTAGCTAATTTTGTAGCTAACGAACATATAGATCACAGTAGTGTTACTATTGGCAGCGGAAAAGGTTTAGATGGTGGGGGTACTATAGAAGCTTCAAGAAGTTTAACTCTTAATACCGGTTCAACTCATTTTATCGACGGTACTGTTAGTGCCTTAAGTAATAAAGACGTAGATCTTGGTACCGGAGATATTACAGCAACCTCAAGTTCCTTTGATATAGTAGGTATTGGTACTTCTAGTCCTGGAGCTAAATTAGACGTCGTAGGCTCTACAAGATTCGGTAACGTGTCTTCTAATAAACACGTATTTACTGGTTCGATGATTGTTTCTGGTTCAAGTACATTCGGAACCTCAGCTTCAGATAAACATATCTTTACCGGTTCAGTTATCATTTCCGGTTCCAGTACTCTAACTAATATTGGTCCTGTAAATTTCTTAGACGGTAATTTTAGTGTAGGGACTACAACAGCTACTGCTAGATTACATGTCTCCGGTACTTTAGAAGATAATAGATTATTTCAAGTAGGAGACAGTTTTTTAGTGGTCTCTGGATCAAGCGGTAACGTGGGGATTGGTACTGATAGCCCTAGCCAGGCACTTCATGTAGATGGAAAAATAAGAGCTACAAGTTGGTTTACAGGAACTGACGATACAAATACCTTATTCTCTAGTACTTCAGCTGGTACTATTTTACAAACACCAGGTTTAACTGCCGATAATAATAATTCGAAGATATTTTTCCGTCATAGCGGAGGTACAAATAAGTTTACATTTGATACTAATGCTGGTTCTTTAGGTATTGGTATTACTCCTACGGCAAGACTACATGTAGATGGAGATGCAATAGTTACCGGTAAAATAACAGCACAAGAATTTCATACCGAATTTGTATCCGGTTCTATAATTTATACTTCCGGGTCAACTAAGTTCGGTGATACGTCCGATGATATACATTCATTTTCAGGTTCGTTAAGGGTATCAGGTTCCGGTAACCACTTCTTTACCGATGGTAACGTAGGTATTGGTACTACTAGTCCTGATCAACCTTTACACATAGTAGGGAATACTCTAAAACTAGAAAGCGATGGTAGTAATGCCGCAGGTGCTGTATTAGAACTAAAGCATGCTAATAATAATTCCAGTGATGTTTGCGCTACAATTAACCTTACTAATAATGCTGGAGGTTTTGCAGCAATCGAAGGTGGAACAACCGCAGCTAACAACACCGGCTACATAGCATTTAAAACCGATAACGCAGGTACTCAAGGTGAGAGAATGCGTATTATAGGAGACGGTAACGTAGGTATTGGTACTACTAGTCCTGGAACAGTTTTAGATATTCACGGAACTGGGAATGTACTACATGTAGGTACAGGTACAAATACTTCTCAACATATGTCCTTCAGAGGTAGCGGGACTAGTGGTGCTTATATTGGATATGACGGGGTGGGAATGCTTTTACAACCAGGTGATGGTAAAAGATTTTTGATTAGAGGCGGCAATGCCACTTGGGGTAATGGAACAGTAGGATTATCAGTTGATACAAGCGGTAACGTAGGTATTGGTACTACTAGTCCTTCTGCCGTTCTTCATTTAGCTAAACCTAGTACCGAACAGGTACTAGCAATTAGTGGAAGTAACGGGTATAATGCTTCTCTATTCATGACTGCCGCCGGTAGCGGTAAAGATGCAAGAGTAGTAGTTGGTAATTCAAGATCGTTATTATTTGATACCACTACATCTCCAACTCCTTCCTCTACAGGTACTACTAAAATGGTACTTACAAACGCAGGTAACGTAGGTATTGGTACTACTAGTCCTTCCTTTGCTGCAGGTAGTGGTTTAGAAATAGAAAGAGCAGGAATAGCTACATTAAGGTTACAGAATACAAGTACGGGAAAATCTACTGAAATAACCC